AACCAGCTACTAATAAATTAAACTGTGCGTTTGTAGACGCATCAATTTTCTTTAGTGAAATTGTTAATGTTTGAGTGTTAACTTCTGTTCCAGTATTTCGGTCTCCAACTTGAGATTGTTCAAGAGTATTTAAATCTCCCTCTAACTCAAATTTGTAAACCTCTGTTAGTCCAGCATTAATTGAAGTTGCCTCTCCACTTGTAATAGTGAAAGCATCTTTTAATCCATTATATAAATATAATACGGAGTTTCCTCCCAATCCGTCTTTACACGAACGTAAACGTCCTTGGCTTATATCACAACTCATTGTATTTTATTTTTTAAGATTAATAATTATAGTGTACTCAAGTACCAAACGATTTCCGAGCCGTAGTAGTAACCTACTGATGCACCATAAACCATTTTTCCTCTTATCTGTCCAGTTAATAGTCCGATGCTATCTTCGTCAACTAAAGATAATTCATTAAAATCAGCTTGTAATCCAGTAGCAAAAACAACATTAGCTTTTTCAAATACAACTATTGTATTGTCTGCTAATCCGTTTACTTCTGTTAAAGTGTAACGCCCAAAACGTACTTGCTTTGGCTCTGCGTTTCCGTCATTTGCAATTCCTTTAGATACTAAATAAAACCAGTATGCTTGGAATACGTCTGGAGATACTGCAACCGTCAAATCTTTTCTTCTTATTGAAACTGGTACTGCCTCTAAAACTTTTTTAAGTTCAGCCTCAACGTTTGCCTCTGTTATTGGTGCTCCACCAGCAACAATTCCGTTTCCAGATTTGATTACGTCTCCGTCAGCAGTAAACTGTGCAATAAGTCCAGCAAACTCTCCGTCAGTTGCTCCGTTTCCATTCCAGATGTCATTATCAACTTGTTCAGCCGTACTCTCTAACATTTCTGTTTGAATAGCGTCTAAAATTTCAGTTGGCTCATTTGGATTTGATGCCGATGCTCCCATTTGGTCTTCTGACCAAGTTTGTCTAAATGTTTCTTTACATACTTGGATTGGATTCATTATTTTTTTGATCTCCAATACTTTTTCTGACAAAGTAACTGCTCCAGCTGGAGTAAAGCCACAAGTGTAATCAGTTAAACCACTTGCATAAGCGATTTTTCTTAAATTCAATTTGTAATTTACGTTTTCAGCGATTGTAACCAATCCTAAACGTAGTGTGTCAGCCTCTTTAAAAGATGCTCCAATAATTCCACCAGCTACTTTTCCAGCGTAATTTGACGCTACTGTTACTGTTGTTGCTAAATTTACATTTTCCATTTTAAATGTTCTTTTTATTAATTAATTTTTTGCGTTGTCAATTGCTTGTCTTAAACGCCCTTTTCTTGTTAATGCTACTTTTTGAGTAGCTGGTTTTGAAACTATCGGTTTTGATGCTGGTTGATTGCTCAATTCAGTAACCTCACTTTTTAGTTTCGCATTTTCTTCTTTTAGAGAAGTCAATTCAGTCGAGAAATTGTTAAATCTTTCCTCAAGTTTAGCGTCCATATCTTCTGAATACTTAACCAAAATTGATTTGATAGAGTTTATTACATCGCTATCTAACATTTCCTTTTTCTTTTTCTTTTTCATATCGTCTTCTCCACCATATCCAAGTTCCTCGTCAACTTCTTCGTCTTCTCCAACTTTCTTGTCAACTTCTTCGTCTCCCTCTGCTCTAATTTCCGATACTACTCCGTCATTTACGATTACTAACCCCATTTCTGTTGGATAGTCTCCGTCTGGCAAAGTAATACGCTCCTCATCGCTTTCAACGAATACTGGCATACCAACTTCCAATTCTTCTCCGTCATAAGTGATAACAATTTCTCCACTTCTAACCTCTCCCATTTCAACTTTCTTTTTAGTCAAAATGTTTTCTGTAAACCAAACTTCCATTTGGCTCAATAATGATTTTTTTTCGTTTGACATTTCTTCTGTCTTTAAATTATTATTTGACATTTCAATTTCTTGCAAATCTACCATTGCATCAACTGAAAAGCCGTTTACTTTTCCAGTCTTAACGTAGTTGTTCCAAATTTCGTCATTGTCCACTTTCATTGTAGCAATCCAACTGCCTTTTGGATATTCAAAACCAAAGTTGTAAGACTTGTCAATTTTAGGGTTTTCCACTAACCAGCTTTCAACAAAACTTACGCCCTCGATTGACTCGTTATGTTCTAATTTGCTATTTAATTGGAAACCACTTTGTAAAAAGTTTTGTGATAATTCTTTTATTGTTTCAGCACTAAAGTAAATATTAAACTCTTGACCTCCTTGATTTCGGTAAATTAATTGGTCTGGTTGTAATACTAAACCCATAACAATACGTTGCTCTTTATCTACATCTGCCAGTCTTATCTCTTGTGGCTTGGACATTGCAATAAAGTGTTCTTGTGTTGCTGGATCGTCTACTAATGAAATTGCGAAAACGCCTTTTGAATTTTTTTTGAAATTTGCACTATATGTTTTCATAACCTAATAATAAATAAAAAATGTTATTGTTACACTTTTGTAATATCGCATGCAATAAAAAAACCCCAAACACTTCCCAACGCTTGAGGTTTAAAAACTAAAATCTATTCAAAAAATTACTTTGCTAATATAAGAAAAAAATGTAATAAAAAAAAAGGGAGAAATATTTTGACGATACAACCTCCCTCTTAATTGATTAATAGTATGTATGTTGATTACATTGCTAATATACAAAAAATATTTTATTATTCTCCGTACATATTTTTAAATTCTAATTTGTCTTGTAGATTACAAGCGTATCTACTATTCTTATATCCTCTGCTAACTATTTTTTCTGTGTCCATATCGTAAACGTAAAATAGTCCGTTTGTATCTTCGTAGTTGTCTAATATTACTCTAAATCTTTCCATTATATCTTGTTTTGTTACACAAATATATAAAAAAAAAGTTATAAACTACTATTCTCGATAATATTTCTGTCCATTTCTTGACCAGAGGTTACGTCACTTGTCACAACAAATGCTTTAACTGGTTGTTTACTCTGGTCATTTAAACTATTTGCAATTTGATTGTCAGCACTTCCCTCCACTAGATTAAAGCTTGGTGGTGCTGGTGCTCCTCCTCCTCCTCCTCTATCAATACTTGGTGCTTGTTTCTCTATTGGTTTTGTCTGTAATATTTTTTGAACATTCTTTAAACCCATAACTCCAATAGCAATAGAATTGGCTATTCTTAATGCTTGAGCGTATGGCTCTGGAAACGGCACTGTTGCACTCAAAGCTGACGTTATACCTTGGTAAGTATTCATTGTCGCTTGTGCCACTGCAACGCCTTTAGCTAAAGCACTTCCCTCCTCTGCTAATGCTCCTAAATTACCAAGTGTTTCACTTGCATATTGTATTCTTGCATCTTTAAGAGCCTCGGCATCTTTTGTTTCTTGCTCTTTCGTTTTAGTACTTTCTTCCTCTTGTTGTTTTAATATCTTATTTTGTAACTGTAATTCTAACTCGTCATAATACTCATCTAAAGCAATTTTTGCCTCCCTTTTTTCTGTTTCTGTGCCAATTAAATTTTCTAAATCTTGCTCTGCTCTTTCTCTTTGTAATTGTAATTTTTCTTCCTCTGTTGTGGCGTATAATTCTTCGTCCTTTTTTAAAACATTATTTCTAAAATCAGATATTTTTTGTATTCGGTCTTCTTCTTTTTTAACGTCTGCATCTAATTCGGCTTGTTCTTCTCTCCTCGCAGTTACTAATTGAGTAGTTACTCTTTTTTGCTTATTTAATTTTGAGGTTTCTAAATTTATTAAATTTGCTTTTAGTTGAGCCTCCTCTTGCAAGTCCTCTTTTGTAGATTTGCTTAAAGCGTTTTCTTGTTGTTTAGTTTGTAATCTTATTTTAGCAACTGCAATTTCTTTGTCAGTAATTTCAGCCTCTAATCTTCCAGCCTCCTCTAAAAACGCAATTCTTTCACTTGCTGAAAATTTCTCTTTGTCAACTGCTTTTTCTAATAACTCGGCTCTTGTTCTATCTGCATTTGCTCGGTCAATTAATAACTGTCTTTCAATTTTATCTGCCTTTGCTCTTTGGTCTGCAATTTGCCCAGCTATTTTTAATTCCTTTTTTTGCTCATCTATAAAACCAGTTAATGCGTCTTTGCTTTTATCTATTGTGTCTTTTACACCAGTCATAGTGTCAATATAAGAGCTACCAGCTTTCTTTGCATCTTCCATTGCACCAGCAAAATCTCTTTGAAATACTTTCTTTATTGCACTACCTAAAAAACCAAACGTATCAATTAAAGCCTCTATTCTGTTTGTAATGTTTTGTACTATGGCATCTTTTAGTTTCTTTATACTTTCGACTGGGTTTGTAAAAACTTCAATAATCCCCTCTCCTAAATTAGCAAGAATATCAGTTAAGTTTCCAACGACAACGCCAATTAAACCCATAAGTTTTTTAAACTTATTTTGTCCAGCCTCACTCGATTTAAACGCTTGAACAACTGCCATTATTCCAATTACCAATGCACCAATTCCAGTTCCTATGATTGCAATCTTCAAAGCATTAAAACCTTTAGTCGCTCCACCAACTGCCTTAATCATATTTTTAATTCCAGAAATTGCACCTCCAGTTAGACTGTCAAGTTTTCCAACAACGCCAGAATAGTCTTTTTGGTTTTTAGTAGCCTCTTTTAATTCTTCATTTGCTTTTTTTCTGTCTTTAGTTACGTCTTTGAGTCCTTGCTTTTCTTCTTTTAATCTAAATTTAGACTCTTTTATTGCGTCATTAACTTTTTTTCTACCAGCTAAATTAGTTTTACTTGTTTTGTTTAAAATCTTTTCATATTCAAAAATTTCTTTTTCAAGATCATTGACTAATTTTTCTTGTAACTCAAAAGACTTATTTAATTCCTCAACGTTTTTTTCAGCTTGTGCAACGTCAACTTTTATATCAATTACTTTCTCGATTGCCATATTCTCTTGATTTTTCGATTTAAACCTTTTAACGAGGTTATCATTTCATTTTTACCTTTTGCGATTTCAGTGTTTTCTCCAGCACCATAAAAATCGTTTTGTCTCAATGTATTTATTATTTCTGCAATCATATTATCCAGCTTGATTTATTAATGTTCTTTGTAATTCTTCTCCGTTTGTATTTGTTAAAGTTATAAACATACTCCTCGAAACTCCAGAAGTATTTTCAGAAATATTTAATCGTAATTGATTTGGGAATTTTGACCAATGTCCAGTTGGAATTGATATCCAAGACGTACCAGAGCCATTGTCGACTTTGGCTATTGTGTATGTTTGTAAATTTGCAACTTCATATAATAAAGTTTGCTGGTCACTTGTAAGTTGTACTAGTTCTGGCATTTGGATAACTATTGTATCAAAAGCGTTTATAAGTTCAAAAGTTGTATTTCCATTAAGTAAGTCAACACTAAATTTATTTATTCTATATTGATTATCTCTAATTTTTACAACGTCATTTAACTTTAAATTATTAATGATATTTAAAGGCAAATCATTAGCCGTATAATTCCAAATTCGTCTTTTTATATTAAATATATTACTGATATATTCTGACCAATGATTTTTATAAAGTGTATTTGTTACCAAAGCACTATCCCAAGTCGAAAATTCACTTCCAAATAAAACTGAATAGCTTGGTTGTTCCAGAGGAAAATCACTTGAAATGTTATTTAGATTTCCAGCTATCTCAAAACCAACTCCGTCCTCGTCTCGCATTTTTATAGACGTGAATTGTGGCATCGTTACATTATGAATATAATGGATTATTGGTGCTGGATTTACTGGGTTTAAATCTCGGTCATAAATTCCAGCAACTTGAATGTCTTTTAAATCTCCTCCATTCTGGTCAATTAATCTTTCATAAACTGGTTGCTCAAATGGTGTCTCAATTTTTAGTGTTCCTCCGTCTAATGGTTTTCCGTTTGCGTCTGTTAAATTAACTTTTTCCTCTCCGTATGGTGTATTATTATTTTCTTGAAACTGAATAGCCAAACTTGTTGTCGGAGATACTGTCTTAAATTCGATTTCCTTTAATAACTCTCCTCTGTTAGCGTCATACGTATCAAAATTAATATAGTTCGTTAAATCGTAGTTAACGCCCTCTTGATAGTAATTGTTTAAAGTGTTTACGTAAAGTTGTCCGTCATCTTGAGCAATTACTACCAATTTAAACATATCGAATAAACCTTTGAGAAAATCTATAATTTTTATTTCTGGCATATTTTTAGTAAACTGAAAATTAGGAAAAGCGTTATTTGACGCTCCACTTCCAGTTGCAAGTCCAGTTCCAGCACCGTCTCCAGTTGGCGTAAATCTAACTTGTTCTATATCTTCTGCATTTGTAACTATTTCATAGAATACTGTATAAACTCCACTTTCAATAGCAGTAAATGAAGTATTTAAAAATGCTTTTCTTTCATTCAAACCAATGTATTGATAATTAAACCAGCCAAAACTTGTGGCTCTTTCTGCAAACAATTCATTGTTTACATAACATTTTATTCTTATTGCTCTGACATCACTAGTAGTGGTAGTTGGAGCTGGTACTGGAGGAAAATCTCTTTCAGCACTAAATTTTAAATTTATAGTATCTCCAGCATTTAACGTAAAAGTTCCCTCGTTTGTTATTGTACTTATATTCGTATTTGTTGAAACTGTAAAATTTACTTTTCTAAAAACTTGACCTACTCCCTCTGTTGCATCGTCATCGCACCATAAAAATAAATTCTGAAATTCTTCTGTACTAAAGAAATCTCTTGTAAATATTATACCACTTTCATTCTCTACTCCGTATCTTATAACAGTAAAATTTGCAGTCATATTTGTCGCAGTAAAATTGTCAAATATTGGATCACTTTGCAAACCTTGATTAAGAGCCAGAAAAAATAAAGTTGATCCACTTCTTATCACTCTGTAATCTGTATTGTTAGTATCTTCAAAATATCTTTTTATCTGTTGAGCATTAACCACAGCCGAGCCAAACTGGTTAGTTACTGGAATTATATATACAAGTCCATTTAATGTTATTTTACAACTTCCATTTGAGGTTGTAGGATTTGTAATATCTAATTTTACAAGTTGATTAACTCCATATTTTAATTCTATTGCTTGTAATATTATTTTTATTTTTATACTTGGTCTTAAATCTTGGTAATCAACTCCGTTACTCGAATTGCCTCCAGAAATTCCGTCCCAATCTATGTTTGAAATTTGCTCCGTTTCGTCAAATGAATTATTAGAATTATAATAATATCTTTTGCCAGACGCTAAAGTATATTTAACATCGCCCTCAAATAAAGAGGCTTGTAAACCTTGCCTAACTTTGTCATAAATAAAATCGTGACTAAAATTATCTAAAAAAGTTAAATCACTTAATTCGTCTTCTCCTAAAATATCTTTTAACGATACAAAGTTTCCAAAAAAGTTTAACGTATAGCTACTGACTTTTTGATTTTTAACATTTACTTTGGCTAATCTAAAAGCGCCAATCCTAAAAGGCATTCCGTCAATATCAATTCTTCCGTCAACTTTTACTCTGGCGTCAAACTGATTGTCAATATTAGCGTTATACCAATGTTTAAATAATAAATTGTTATTCTTACTAGCTGGTACTGTAAAAGTCTTTGAATAGTCGCCTAAATTCTTCTCTATGTTAGAAATATCTAAAACATTAGAAACAACTGTTGCTGACTCATCTTTAAATTGGTCAACCTTTGTTCCACCTATGTAAATATCTGACTTCATTTTAACTATTATTTACCAGATTATAACTCTTTTTAAATTTAATATCGTACTCTACTAACCTATCTTTTTGGCGTGTCTTATAAGTCATACTTTTACTTTCGATATTCAATGGTATAAGATCATTATTTTGTTTATACCAGATTTTCTCCGATAGCAATAATTCAGTCAAAACAATATTCATTTCTTCATCTATAAATCCAGTATTAACGTCAAGACTTTCTCTGCCGTTTACGTTGTATCTAACAAATTGATGTTTGCCGTTTTTTGCTTGACCTTGACTGCTTTGGTATTCTTCGTCTGTAGTTGTAAAGCTTTGAGTTCTCTCTTTAAAAAAAGTATATATCTGCTCTGCTCCCTCTTTATTTTGAAAGTAAATATCTAACGGCTGGTATTTACAATCTTCAACTGGAAATAAAGTAACATTTTTATTGTTAAAATTTATGTTTATCAATTCGTCTGTTGGAGCGTCTGCAACTCTTATAAATAAATATTGCACTACTTCGCTACTTGCAAGGGTTTCTCCAATATTAAAGCTGGTGTATATTTCCCCATTTGGCTCACTTATTACTGTAATAACCTCTGTTTTATTTGGAGATAATAAAGGAACAATAAACATACTTTGTCTGCTGGTTAAATATTCTAATGGTCTAATCAAAATATTATTTGCAATCGTAGTAACATTTTCTCCCTCGTCTCCCCAACTATAAGCAAGACTCATTATGTCGGTAGCCTCTTGTTGAGGTGTTACAACGCCATTATAATAAACACTATGTTTTACCCACATTTGATTGTCTCCGTCAACTATTGATGTTGTGGTTATATCCTTTGGCGTGAAATCAATATAATCTGAAACTAACCTAGCAATATCTACTTTGTCATTTCCAGTTTCTCCAGCTACATTTTTCTTTGTGAATTGATACGTTGCAGTTGGTGGAGTATTTTTATTTCCATTCCAAATATATATTAGCATTGTATAGCTTGAACATACAATACTATCTACTGGATTTGTCCAAGGAGTCGTTACATAATACGGACTTAAACTCTTTATCATTTTATTGTTGTTTTTAATAAATTTTCTACTGTTAAACCATAAATTTCAACCACTTCATCTGGAAAATTTTTAAACTCATCGTCAAAAGGCTTTGTTAAAAAATCGGTAGTTTTTATTCCAGTATGATAAACTGATTTTGCCAATGCAAACATTAATCCCTTTCGTGTTGTAAATTGCCCTTTTTTATTTCTTGGCGCTATTCCCTTTTTTATAGACCAGCCATTAAACACTTTTGTAGGTGGCATTTTATCTTTATACTTAAACTTATTATTTGTTACTCTTTTAACTTTCCAATTATCGCCATTTGCTTTTGTGCCTCCAACTCCTTTGACTCCATAATCTACATATTTCCAATAATTCTCTGCATATATATCAAGTTGAAAACTGTTTTTACTTACATTGACTTTATAGCTTAAACTTTCTTCTAAAGCACCTCCTCCTTTATCCTCTTTTGTAAGGTTAGATTTTGCCTTGTCTAGTACATTAGTACCAAAAGCATTTATATAGTCAATTAACGCCATTTAAGATGCCTTTTTCTGTATGATAAACCATTCTACTCCGTCACTCCAAACTTGTATTCCCTCAAATTCTTTATTTATAACATAAGCGTCAGTATCTCCGTCTAAAGTCTGTCCTAAAATCGGTGTTAGATTTACTCTTGTTGAGGTTGCAAATCCACCATTTGAAATAAATCTTATTACTCTATTTACATTTATACTATCTGTTGCGTCTGGTAGATTTAAAGTCATAGTTCCATTTGAGCCATTCCAACTTAAACGTATCATATCTGCAAACTGATAAGTAGCATCGTTGAGGTTTACTGTCTCATCTTTAGCAACTGTTAAATTTGTTGGTGTTATATAGTTTCTTGTTGCGTAATTCCTTACGTCATTTAACGTGCTTTTTTTAGTTGTGCCTCCTTGCACCACTGCCAATTCCTCTGTGCCTTGTAAAGTTGACGCTTGAGGTAATTCTGATATTTTTAAATTTGCCATTAGATTTCTATTTTTGCATTATTTTCTTGTAATATTAATTCTCTTGTTTCTTGAGCCAAATAATCCTCGCAAATACTTATTTGATTTGTAGGTAATTCAACGTTAAAATCTAACTCCCAGCCGTCCAATAAATTTTCATTTGCTAACTCTATTTTTGTAATACTTGGACTGTCACTAGCCGTAATATCCATATTTACAAATCCTCTGTGTGCTTTAACCCAAACGCCATTTAAAGCTGAAAGTGTATTGTTCCAATTGTCAACTGCATTATCATTCTCATAAAACTTATCGTTTACTATCTCCTTGTTTATGTCTCTAAGATCTAAACATTGTATCTGGACTGAAAACTGAATAGTTGCGTTGCTGGTAAAAACTGCATTGTTTATTTCGATATTAGCCAAAGGAAATATATTTGCTCTGTTAATATCAATATCTTGACCAGTTGTTATGGTATTAATAAACTCGCTCTCCTCAAGTCTTTGTCTTAAATATCTTAATAATTCGGTGTACTGATTCATTTATAATTCTATTGCGTTACTTCCTCGTCTTAATTTTTCTTCTTGCGTCATTTTATCAAATTTGTGTGCCAAAAATATATGCAATTCGTGTACTGGTATTTTAAACACTTTTTTCATATTTAGTATGTTGTCATCTGCCAATAAACTTATTGTTGCATACCAACCCCATTTTTCAAAGTATCTTGATGTTTTATTCCCCTCGCTATTACCTCGCTCGTATATTTCTGGATAGCTATTCTTAATTCTTTCGATAAACTCGAAAAAAAAACCAACGCACCATTTACGATATTCATTGTAGCTTGTTTCATAACCTCGCCACTCAATGCAGTACCAGAATATTTTTCAATTCTATAATTGCCAAAAGCGTCTTCATTTGATATTCTTCTAAACAATATAGCCATTACTTTATTCAATGTTTCTGGCTCTGTTCCATATTCAACCAAATCCACATATTCAGCCGTTGTAATATCGTTAAGGTTTGGAATAAAACCATACTCCACTCCGTCAAGATAAAATCTGTTTTGAAATTTAACTTCCGTATTTAATGCAGTCGTTATTTGAGAAACAATATCCTCGTAATCTGTCAGCTTAACTCCGTCTAAACTATGATAATCTAAATTGCTAAATATACTAACTACTCTTGCCGTAAACTCTCGGCTAGTTAAACCTTTTTTCCTTGTCAACTTTTCGTACTTCTGAAACTGCAATAATGTAATATCGCTATTGTTTTCTGGTAATGTTACTTTGACTTTCATATACTAATAATAAAATTTTTAAGTTTTTGTTATTTATCTTATTTCTATTCCGAATTGATTACCTAAAACATAAGAGGCAACGTATCGCAACGGATCTATCGTATGATTAAAATCGTCAACAAATAATTTGCTTTTTTTGTCTGCATAAGTAAAATTATTCAACTCCTTTGCAATATTTGTACTGTTAACCTCAACGATTAATTTATAATCTAATAGCAAACTAATTCCTAAAGATATTGAGCCTTGTCCTTTCATTGCTCCCATTACATTATTGCCTTGATTATTTAACTCTTGAATAAGTCTTGGCTCGGCACTATCTCCAATGATTAAACTATTACCAGCACAAGATTTATTTATTTCTGATATCTGGCTTGTAGTTAGTTTTGCTTTATATAAATGTTCTTTTACCCAAATTATTTTATCTCTTTTATCAATAGCCACTTCAATAAGAGTAGTTGGATCTATACTAAAGCCGTAATCTTGTCCAAAGACAGTTTGTATTCCTTTTGGATTAAACTCTCCATACTCCCAATTCGTGAAAACAACGCCCTCTGCTTTTTCTAACCAGCCTCCTAACATTTGATGCTGATATTTACTTGGTCGATTTAATTTAAGATTTTCAATTTGCTCTAAATAACTCTTTGATAAATTCTCTTTGTTGTCTAAATACGTAGTATGAATATAATTTGTATTTCCTTTTGTTGTATTACTTCCAGCTTGGACTCCTTTGTCTTGAAAAAATCTGCTATAAATCCAATGTTCCTTTGTGACTGGATTTAAAATTAAAATAACTCTGTTTTTGTTCTTGTTATTTCTAACTGACATATCTATTTTGTCAAAGATATTTTCGTCAACTAATTCTTCTGCCTCGTCCATAATCCAAGTCGTTATATTAGTCAAAGATTTTAGCGATGCCGTATTATCTCCACTCGAAGTTTTAATGCCTTTAAAAATAATCTTGCTCCCAGAAAGTTTGTTTATTATTTCGCTTTTAGTAATATTAAAATGCTCCTCTAAATTAAGAGTCTCTATTTTATCTAAAAACTCTGGAATTATTGAAACGTATGCAGAGGTTAAAGTTAGTCTTGTAAATAAGATTGTATGACCAGCCTCGTAAGTTAAAAGTAATAATAATGTATTTATAGAATATGATTTACTTGAGCCTCGACCTCCAGTAACAATAAAGTATCTCGCATCAGAAGTTTTTATTGGCTCAAATTTTCTATGTATCTCAATCACTTAAATTTAATAATATCTTTAAAGTTTATATTAAATCCCTCGCTTGAGTTTATGTCAACTGTTTCTTTTGGTTTGCCATATCTATAACCAAAATATAATGACATTGCTCTACTATCTCCTTTAAATATCTGTTTACCTAAAGTTTCAATGACCTTTTCATTATCAATAAGTTTATCTAACTTCTCAATTAATTTGAGTTCGTCTGCTTTGCTTGGTCTTCCAGCTCCCTCTCTTTTTCCTCCGTTGTTTTTTCTTTTGTCCATAATTGATAGTTTATTGTTTAATCAATTTTTTTTTCGTTACGACAAGCCTTTAATTCTTCGTCCATTTCTGTAATCTTAACATAAAGTTTTGAGACTACTGTCTCCAATACAGATAACCTTTGTTTAGTTGTGTAATTTTTAGCTTTCATAAC